CTTGTCACAAGAAGCGACCTTCGTGTTGATGACCAACTCTGTTCCCTCTACGGGAAGGGTCAGACTTTCCAGCACCGTCCCATTCAGGTAGAAATCAACCGTCACGGTGTCAGGCCATTCCTGATAGCGAGTGTCAAAAGTCAGGGTGATACCGGGGAAGGTATGCGGATTGCTGAAAGCACGGGTCAGCACCGCAGAGGTGGTGAACTTGCCCTCAGCATTACTCATGTGGCTCGAAACAAAGCCGTCATACATCGTCCCGGAAGAAGGAACGATGACCGTATTCCCGTCAAGCGCCCACCGGTTCAGCTCCAACGCCGCATAGGACTCCTGATAATCATATCCGTAGTCCAGCGTGTCGAACTCAGAATAGCTCTGCGCCCCGTTGCTGACCCAATTACCGTCTGTTGCCGCTGCCGTGTCCACCTGAGAGAAGGTGATCTCCACAAAGGATTGCTCACGGAGCAAAGACTTCATCGACAGCTTGTAAGCGTTGCTTACCTGTTTCACGGCTACACCTCCTTAGAACGGTTCGCCGCAGTCAATGATGTTGACTTTGCAGTTGATGTAGTCCGCAGGAAGCCCCGTGTTCGGGTCAAGATGGTACGGGGTCGCCGTGCGGTCGCCGGGGTACATCTTTCGGGTTGTCCAGCGGTTGTTCACCATATCAGGATAAGTGACCGTCACAAAGAAGTTCTTATCAAAAATCTGCAACATGGCAGACCACTGTTCCGCTGTCAAGTAGCCCCAAAAGAGATTGTTGAGCTTCTGTTGATCTCTGCCGACCTTCTGGCCTACCACAACGCCGTTTGCATTTCTGGCAGAGTCTACGATAGTGGCAGACAGCATCTCTAAGCCCCTGCGGGGCTGAGGAAACTTTGTGCCATTGATTGTAATGAAACTTTGCATTTCCTCAGCCCTCCTTAGTAGGCATTACTGAAAGCGCCGGTATTCACACGAACACCTCTGGCTCGGTTATAACGGTCATAAGACTCACCGATCTGATTGTCACCAATATTCACGGAGAAGTCCTTTTCCTCAACGACATTCAGCAGAGCGTAAATGGCAGCGATCACGCCATCGTTGGCAACAGATACGCCAGCGGAGATACCCTCAACGATCTGGTCATTGTTGGCAACCGCCGTCCTGCGACCCATCGCACCGACCATTTCCGCACCCGCTTCACGGGCGATAAAGAGCTGTCCTTCGTTCGGGAAGCCGCCGTCTTCAAAGAACGGAATATGCGGAATATCCACCAATCGAATATCAAACGCCGGAATAAGCGTGATACCCATAACAGACAGACCGTTGAACTGGATATGGAACATATCATTGATTGCGTCAATGACACCGTTCACAAGTCCAATGATGGAGTTCGCCATCTGTCGCACAAAGCGAGTAATGGGGTTATCGTCCAGCGTCCATGCCGCATACGACAGGGACAGACCCGCCGCCAGTACCGCAAGACCAAGACCAACACCCGCACCGCTCAGGCACAGCAGGACACCGAGAACGATCAATGCGCCGCTGAGAATACCCGTGATGACCGATACGACTTTCTTAATGGAATTAACCACAAAATCCCAATTCAGGGTAGCAACAGCGCCAAGGCTCAATGCTCCAGCCGCCATCAGGCCAAGACCGAGAGGAAGGGCGACTCCGCTCAGAGCAAGGATAGCGCCGACCGCCAAGAGAGCGCCGCCGACAACGGTGGTAATCATGCTGATCTTATGCTGAACATTGTCGGAAAGATCATTCCAGTTCGGCATGATAGCCGTACCCATTGTGACCGCACCCGCCGCCAGCAGAGCCAGACCCAACGGAATATTCGCCCCGGAGAATGCCAATGCCGCACCAATAGCGAGGAACGCCACAGATACGACCGTGGTAATAATGGCAATCACATTCTGGATTTCATCGCTCAGGCCATTCCAGTTGAGAGCCATTACGGAAACCAGAGAAGTAGCACCAATCACCATCAGCGCAATACCGAGGGGCATACACCCGGAGAAAGCGAGGATAGCGCCGAGAGCCAAGGTTGCTCCACTGACCAGCAATCCTACTCTGGACAAAGGAGAAGCCAGAGCGTCCGGGATACTGTTCCAGTTTAGAGCTGCGGCAGATACGAGCGTAACAGCACCAACAGCCATCAGCGCAATACCCAGCCCGGTTGCGACCCCGGTAAAGGCCAACATAGCGCCTACCGCCAGAGAAGCACCCGCCAGAACTCCCGTTAAGGTGGTCAAAGCGTCAGTGAGGTGTCGGTCACTATTATGCCAGTTGATAACAGCGGCAGATACAAGGCTTGCCCCTCCCAAGGCCATCAAAGCGATACCGAGAGGAAGGTTCGCCCCGGAGAACGCCATAATTGCGCCAAGAGCCAGCAGGAAGCCGCCGACAACACCCGTAATGAGAGCCAGCGTACTTGCCAGTTCGCTACTCATAGCAGTCCAATTCGGCCCAACGGTAGCCGCAAGGCCGACCGCACCCGCCGCCATCAGGCCGACACCCAGCGGAATATTCACACCGGTTACGACCAGAATTGCACCTACCGCCAGCATAAAGCCGGAAACAATCGTGGTGATCTCTGCGAGAGTGTCCTCAATCATCTTCTGGATTTCACCAATGCGAGTCTGCACAGCGTCACCAAGGAAATCGTAGGTAGGCAAATCGAAATCAAATCCGCCTGCGCCACCAGCACCCGCCCCGGAACCGCTTCCCGTGTTAGGAGCAAAGACATTCAGCTCGTCAAAGCCTGCGGTGTACTGCTTCAACTTCTTGGCAGCACCGGCAGCGTCATCGAGATTATCAGCCAAAGACCCAGCGCCGACAGCAGCGCTATTCACTCCTGAATAGTCCACCTCCGTCAACTTGAAACCCGCAAGGTTGGCAAGGGCATTGGCGATTTCTCGAATGACCTGAACAACAGCGATTGCATAGGGAAGAATTGCGTTTAGTGCGGGAATGAAGATGTTACCGATCGCTCGTGCGGCCTGTGTAAGCTGTGCCTGCAAGATACGAAGCTGGTTTGCGGGAGCTTCCAGCGTTCTCGCCATATCGCCCTGAGCGGTCGTTACCTGAGTCATAATGGCGTAGTATCTCAGCTCGGCCTTTTCTGCCTGTGTCATGTTTGCAACGCTTTCCTTAATACCAAGGTTAAGTGCTGTTTGCTGTAACTTTGCTTGCGATAGATCGTAGCCCAAGCGCCGCAGAGGTTCCAACTCGCCGGAAATACCGGACTGTAACTTCAACATAGCTTCTTCGATAGGAATATTTGCATACGAAGAAAGGTCATAGCCCAACTGCGTCAGGTTTTGGCTCATGAGCTGCGCTCGTTCAGCCGTGTCACCGAAGCCGGTCAGCAGCGTGTTGAAAATACCCTGATTGCGAAGCCACTGTGCCGGGTCAATTCCCATAATGTCAGATACATATTCTACATATTCTTTTGCTTCATCTGCATACTGCCCCAAGGCAACTGTGAACAGGTTCAAGTCTTCTTGGTACTTGTTGGACTCCGTGACCGCCTGTGCGATAAAATGACCGATTTTGCGGAAAGTGATTGCAACAGCGGCGACATTCAACGCTTTCAATCCGCTCGTGAACTCCCCGGTGGTGGAGGTTGCTTTACGGGCAGAAGCGTTGTATTTCTCCGTGCTGGTAATCAGCTTTTGGATTTTGGACGGAAACGCCGAGAAACCGTTGGACACCTTCTGCATTTCATCGGCAAAAGGCTTCATGGCGGCGGCAAGAGCGGTCATCTGCTGTGTGAACTTGTCAATGTCCGCCGCTTCCAAATCCTCGATCACCTTCGGCAGCTTGGAGAGCTGATTGATAAAGGTGGTCATATTAGCCTTACCCAACTCAGAGAGAGGGCGTAAGCCGTTGGCAAGGGAAGTCAGCTTGTCGCCGTCCGTCCATTTCAGGCCAGCAAGAGCGGTGTTGATTGCTGTGAGCTGGTTGGCGATGGAGGAAGAAATCTTCACATTTCCAACCTGACTCAGAGCGGTCAGCGCATTGGTAAGCCGGGTGATCTTCTGCGAAGCGTCACCGCTGTTCAAGCCTTTCAGAGAATTGGAAAGCTCCCGAATACCCTGAGCGGTCTTGCTCAGACCCGTTGCGCCGCCGTTGGTAGCGGTTTTCAAACGATTGAGCGTGTTAATCAGGTTTTGAAGTCCTGTGACCGCCTGCGTACTGTCATTGACGATCTGAAACTCCAACCCCTGAATTTCCACATTGTCAGCCACTTACGCCACCACCTTTCTCTTGAAATTTCTTATTGACCGACACCATAAAGGCTTCCATGTATGCCTTGGCTTGGTCATCGTGTTTTTCTTGAAGCTGCTTCTGCTGTTTCTTATCCTGCCGACTGAACAGCTCGTAGGGGCTTTCCCGATACGGTGTGGGCTTGGTTCCTTTCTTGGCGAAAGCACGAAGAACCGGGGCAGCATCAATAAGAGCTTCGTAAAAATAAGCTCCTTGAAGCCAAGCGTCTTGATTTCTCAGGTCTTGCCTGATCTGCGCCGCCTTTCGGTAATACTTCACCAATTCGCAATCCTGTTCCCAAAACTGCTCATAGGTCATGCCGATGGAAAGATAGTACGGGAAAACCTCATAAAACTTTGGCGTGTAAGCGAGAAGGGGAGCGGGGCGATGGTCGCCGCCGCCCCCCTCACTTCTGGAAGATCGGTCGCTTACCAGCCGGTCTTCCAGCTCAGGTTTCCCTCGTTGCCCTCCTGCTCAGGCTCGTCCAGCAGACTCAGCAGGGGGTCGTTATACATCTCTACCAGAGCGGCAATCAGCTCGTCCTTGTGGTTCATACGAGCGTAAATGCTGTCGATCACATCACGCTTCACGAACCGATGATGGGCGAGGAACGCACCGGCAAACAGAGCCGGAAGCAGGGTCATAGGCTTGCGCTCCACATCGGCGGCAACGAAGCCGTTCTTCTCCATCGCTTCAACGGTCTTGCGGGTGTATTCCAGCGTGTAGGTCACACCGGTAGTGGGGTCATTGATAGTCAACTGCTTTGCCATGATAAATCCTCCTTATCAATACGGCGATTGTTGGTGTCTTAGGTTGCGGAGAAAGCGATGGGGGTGGAAGGAGCGATGGTGATGTTCATGTTCACCACTTCGTTCACGCCGCCGCCCACGGGATACACGGACAGCTCACCGTCAAAGCTGAACTTGCCGTTAGAGCCATCGGGAGTAACAGTGCCATCGCTCTCGGTGCCGCCAAACCAGACCGCATAGCTGACCTTCTTGCCTTCCAAAGCCTTGAGGGTCTGGAAATCAGCCAGCGTGTAGTTGGCGGTGAAGGACAGACCATCGAGGGACTGGATACCGGCGATGTAGGTCTGCATATTGTCGCTCAGGGTGGTGGTTTCCAACATTTCGGGTTCGCCGCCGAGGTCAGGAAACTCCTTAATGTCGATCAGCTTGCTCCACTGTTCACCGCTGTCGGCTTTCTTCATCAGAAAAACCTTGTAGGTGGAAATAGCCATTTCATTTACCTCCTATAAAGAGTGGTTCCGTCCGTTTCAGCCTTGTATCGGGCAACCAGACGGTAGATTGTTGCGTTCTCCAAATTGGGAACCGGGGACAGAGAAGTACGCCGGAAATTCTTGGCGTACATGAGATCGTCCACAAATCTCATGATTTTTCGGCAAACGGATTTCTTACCGCCTGCCTTATCGGAGTAGACATTCACCTCGTACATCAGCGTAGCGAACCTCTCCGTATCGCCGCTGTCCATGTGAGCTTCCGTGGTGTAGTTATCCTGCTCCACCAAACTCACATAAGGAAAACGGGTAGGGGCATTGACATATTCGCCGCTGACCAAGATACCGGGAAACTGTACTCTCAGGGCTTCCGCAATCGGCGTGTAGATTTGACTCTCCACATCAATCATGAAAACACCTCCTTCGCAATTTCCGTGAGCCGGTCTTGCAGCTCCTTTACCGTTTCATACATCGGCATATTGGCGGGGTTGCCGTGGGTGATGACCACGAACCCGCCGTTCTTCTTTTCTTTCAGCACTCCGTTCGTGCCGGGGTCGCCGTAATAACCCCAAGAGTGTTGCTTGCCGTGACCCTGACCGTATTCACCACGCTTCATACCGAGTTCTTCCGCTTCCGGGTGATCGTCCGGGTAGGTCACGCCTGTACCGAACTCAATGAACAGGGTAGCTCCGCCTGTCGCCACCACCGCTCGAACATTGTTCCCACGGGGTTCCACCGTCACGGAAACATCGTTCGTGCCGTCATAAACGGCCTGCGAGAACTTGATAGAAGCAATCTCCATTCCTTCTTGCGCTAACCGATCAGCAAAAATTATTGCACGGTCAGATTGCCAATTTCCTAAATCCTCAATTTTTCGGATTAAGCTATCGTAAGCAGGAATAGAAAGCGGAACATTGATCGTCTGACTCACGATACCGTCACCTTACTGACCGCATAGGAAATGGAGTTGAGGGACTTGGCGACCCGCTTGACCATGTAATCGTAGAGCGGCTTCCCGTCCTTGTCATACTGTGGTTCTTTGTCGATGAACAGCACGGTATTCTCGTCAATGGGGCAGCTCAGGTCATCGGTGACGATCACCTTGTCGTACCCTGCGAAATTACCGAACTGCTCCACCTGAGCGGAGCCGGTCGCCGCCGAGATATTGGCGTTCATCGCCACGGCAGGCTTGTAAACCACCAGTTCCTCACCGGTTTCGTTGCCGTACTCGTCCTTGGCGGGAGCCTTGCTGTCATACAGCAGATACCAGAAGGGCGATTTATTGCGGTTCAGCGTCCTCATGCACTCAACCTCCCATCACAGCGGCAAAGGGAACAATGTCCCTTAGCAGCGTAGGCGGCACATCGCCGTCTTCATAGGAGCGGGAGATACCGTTCTCACTGTGAGCGGTCTGCCCTTCGGCTCCCCGCTTGTTCAGCAGATACACGGCAATCTCCACCTGAATGTGAGCGTACTGGTCAGGAACAGCGGTCACGGTGGGGTCGAAAGGGTATGCCCTGCGGCACACCTTGTTACCGGCGATAGAAAGGTAGGTGGAAAGCGTGTCCTCGTCTGTCTCGCCGGTCATGGCTTTCACCATTTTCAACTTCTCAGCGTCCGTCATGCTTTCCACCTTTCCTTTCTAAAATCTCTGTTTTACTCCTGCGCCACTCTTAGCCGCCAGCAACGGCCTTAGTGTTCACAGGGTTGTTTGCGTCATTGGCGATGAAGACGCTGCGGCTGTAAGTGGGAGCGGTAAACTCGGTAGAGATACCGGTAAACTTACCGTGGAACCACTCAGGGCCGTGGTCAAGGCCGATCTGACCAAAGAGCTGATACTTCTCACCAGCGCCGACCTTTGCCAGCGGCTCAAGGAAGAAGTTGCCCTTGCCGGGGACAGGCTGATAAACGGGAGCCAGAACGCTCAGGTTCAGCAGCAGGGCAGTACCGGCAGGCAGGTACTCGCCAAGATACAGGTAGACAACGCCGATGGGCGTGACCACGCTGGACAGGGAGATACCGTTGATGTTACGGGCAGCGGGAACCACGGTCAGACCGTTCTGAACAGCGTCAGCGTTGATCTGGAACATGGTCACAGCGTCACACCACAGGCACAGGCCATCGGTGGGGGCATGAGCGCCGTAAATCTTCTTCACCATGTCGGCAATATCCCACAGGCCGAGGGGCTTGGAAGCCATCGCCGTAGTGTTGGAAGTGATTGCGGGAACCAGACCACGGGTCTTGTTGATCTTGGTGTCATCAGTGGCCTTGTTGTAAACACCGTTAATGAAGGTGTACTCAATGTCGGCATTGACCTTCATCATCTTGGCGGCAACCTGAAAGTCCAGCTCGTTCATGGGGTTGGCCTGCTGACCCGCCACATTGATACCGCTCAGAGTACCCATGTTAGACATCTTCCCGTAGGAAATGCCCACAGACTCCTGGAAGATCTGAGTCACATTGGTCTTCTGCGCACGGGTCACAACGGTAGCGTCAGGGGCGGTCAGAGAAGCACTCTCGCTGATAGCAGGCTGAGCGCCGCCGCCAGAGGTAAACTCCTGACCGGTCGGGAACTCAACATGGTTCGTGATTTTGGCACGACCGCCGATGATGGAACTCAGAGGGGTGCGGGTGTTGCCCTTGTTAAAGAGCATACCGGAGTAATTGAGTACCCCGAAACTCATAGCAAACTGATCTGCCATAGTAAAAACTCTCCTTTACTCTTTTTTCGCCTGCGCTTCCGCTTCGGCTTGCAGGCGGGTGTAGTAAGCAACGGCGGCAAAATCACCGTTTGTCCGTGCTTCCTCGATTTTCTTGGCGTAATCCATCTCGCCAGTACCGCCACCGGCACCGGGAGTGGGCTTGGGGGTCTTTTTCAGAGCGTCAGCCTTGACCTGTTTCGCATACTCGTCAAGGAACTTCTGCTGGTTGGCAAACACCTTGGCAGAGTCACCATCAGCCATCGCCTTTGCGGTATCCTCAGCAAGAACCTCGTCATAGCCCTGAGCGATGAATTTGGCCTTGAACTCGGAAACACGCTTGGCTTCCCGCAGCTCGGAAAGCTCCTTCTCCATGTTGGCGAACTTTTCCTCCTGCTCCTGCTTCTTCTTCTCGTCCTCACCCAACAGAGCGTTGTGCTTGCGCTTCCACTCAGCGGCTTCGGAGTTGGCCTTGGAAACAGCGGCTTTCTGCTTTTCCAGCTCGGCGGCGTTGTCCTCGTACTCGAACGCTTCCAGAGCTTTCAGCTTGTCTTCCGCAGACATTTCCGCATAGCCCGTGATTTTGCTGGTGTCGATCTTTGCCATAATGATTACCTCCTGCGTTTAACAAGGCTGTTCACTCAGCACTATTTTCCGTTTTTACGGGTTGTCTCCCGTTTGCGATTAAGGTCTTCCCTGACCATTCAACGCCTTGCGGCGGTCAAACCATTGTCTTCGCCTTTCTCATATCTCCGAAAAGACTGAGCTTTCACGGGCTGTCCGAAAACTCCGAGGGCATTGGAAGGAAAAATAAAAGGGCTACCAATACCTTTTCGGTATCAGTAGCCCCACGGCTGTCAGTCAAGCCCTTGCCTGACCCACTCAATATTTCTTTTTCCGGCGTATCTCAATAACCACGATGGAGCTGTCCTCCACCTTGACTTCCGCCTGATTGTGGTGCTTTAAGATTTCCTCAATCTTGCTGACCGCTTCCGGGGTCAGTTTCAGCTCCCTTGTTTCCACCATCAGGATTAACCTCCTTCTGTTTGGTTGCGAGTTCAGCGGCCTTTTTCTCCTGTTCCTCAGCGTAATCCATGCTCATACGGTACGCAAGTTGCGGGTCAGAGAACAAGCCACAATGAGTAAAGGCCAGAACCGGGGCGATCTTCGGATTGGCAAGCATAGCAGTCAACACATTTGCCTTTTCCGTGATATTCTCGTAATTTCTGCGGGTAAAGCGGATTTCTAAACCGCTGAGTTTCAGCGTCAGGTCGCTCAGATCACGGCAGATACGCAGAACCAGCTTCAAGAAATCCTTCTCGGACTGCTTGAACATCAGCTCGGAGTCCTTGGCTCTGGCTTCCGCCGCCGACCAGCCATCACGCATGATGACCGCAGAGCCGGTATCGCTGGTGGAAGAACCACCGTTGCGGTTCGGCATACCGCAGATCGTCAGGACGGTGTTATACATACTGTCCACGAGGGTCTGTGTCTGTGTCTGGTTCATTTCCGAGGTCAGATACTCGATCTCAGCCTTGAACTGCGGGTCAATGTCCTTGTACTTGATAGCGCCCTCGTCACGAAGCTGGTGAAAATCCTCAGTGTTAATATCAACATTGTGGAACAGCATGAGCGCCTGTACGAACTGCTCCACACCGTCAAGGCGGTTGCTCTCCACAGTATTGATAGCGTCCAGCAGAGGGAGGACGATTTCAAAGGCACCCAACCGAGCCTTATTCGCCGGGTACTCGATGATGGGAATACCCAAAATCTGAGGTTCGCTCCGAATGATCGCCCAAGTGTTCTCCACCTCGTAGTAGTGGTCACGGGTGTAGCAACTGAAAATTAGATTACCGTTCTCGTCCTTCACATACTTCACGCCCATCATGGCAGGGTTGCCGAGGGCGGTGGAGTAAACCACAAAAGCGAAGCGGGGGTCAAGGGTGAAAATCTCGAAGGGAGCTTCGTCTTCCTCTGCATCGGCTTCCCCATCAGGAAGCACCATGCGATAGGAAGTGCCGCCAATGTGCGACCAGTCCGCCAGTTCCTTATCCTTGGCAGGCTTATCCTCACTGAGAACATAATCGTTCAAGCGGCTGACCTCAGCGGAAATGCTCTCGTCATCGCTTCGGCTCACATACTGAACGGGTTCACCCATCAGATAGCCGACCTTGAAAGACACGATCTCATTGGCTCGGTTCTCAACGACTTTGTTGCAGATTTCAGGCCGTACTTCCTTCTCTCGGTAAAGCACGGGCTGATCTCCACGATAGTACCGATAGAGATAGTCAATGTCGGCGCTGTTTTGCAGATGGACGAACAAAGCCTTTTGCAGAACATCAATGATGTTCCCGGCATTGATTTCGGCAACATCGGTATAGATCACACGGCGACCAAACAACGCTCTCGCACCCACTTACAGCACCTCCTTCCCTCTACCTATTATCTCTCTTATCATTGTATCAAACTCTCCAATGGTTGTCAATACTAACCTTTTATCATACCATTCGCCACAACATTTGTCAAAACCAACCTTTCAGTAAGGCCGTTTGAAAACCTCAACTTTGCCCCCGGACAACATACGGATTTCGTTCTCCAACAGAGAGAGGGAGTCAGGAGCGTCATCGTGCGGAACCTTGCCGGAGCGGGTGTAGGTGGTCACTTCCTTCATGAAGTTCCAATACTGACTGCCCCGCTTGTAGGTGGAGGGGTGCTTAAAGTAGAAGTTCTTCTTGATGTTATCGGAAGCGAACTCGATACGGGTCTGCTTGTTGGAGATCGTGCGCTTCGTGCGGATACCAACAGAGTACCCACGCTCACGAATGATCTGGTCAACATCTCTGGCATAATACTGACCGGCGTTGTTGGACTCAAAGACGGCGGAAGCAACCTTGTTCTCGATCAGGCATTTGGCACATTCCGGCTTCGTCACCTCAGCGGGAGAGTCATCAAAGACCACATCAACGATATACACATCACTGCCGTAAATCTTCGCCACCGGCATGGAGGTCGAGTCAGAGCCGCTTTCCGCCGTATCGCCAACGGCGATGATGGTATCCGGGTCACGGTCTTTCGGCAGATCAAAGAAGTAGTTCAGCTCGTCCTTGTTGAACAGCAGACCCTTCGCTTCAAAGGGCTGCTGCTGGAACTCGCTCTCAAACTGCTCTGCGCTCAGAAGTTCCCGCTGCTCCCGGAAGTAGGCGGTGGTGAAAACCTTTTTGCCCTCCCGCTCGTACTCATAATTGCTCTCGTCCGTCACGAGATCGAGGGCGGGTATCTCAATCGCTCTCCAAGCCCAGCCCTCCCGCTGTGCGTGTTCCTGTACACGACCGATGGGGTCATACAAGGAATAGCGAGTGCCGGTAAAGACCATCGGCGTACCTTCAATGGCACGACCCATAATATCGCCGGAGATCACTTCCCACTTATCATCAAGCCGCTGGCGGTTTTTGGCTTCCTCACGACCTTCCACACAGTCATCAAGGTAGAGGACATTGGTGGCTTCGGACAAGCCCACCTGTCGAGCGTCAATGGAACGACACATGATGGTGGGGAAACGGGACTTGCTTTTCAGGTTCACCGTCTTCGTGTCGGCGTTGGTCTGTACCAGCCGTGCGTCCGGGAATACATCGTAGAACAGATACTCGTTAGGGACTGTCAGGTATTCCAGACAACCATTGTAGAAGCTCTTTACAAGGTCATCTCCTGTCCCTTCCATTAAGGTCGAGCGGTCAGGGAACTTCCCGGAGAGCATATTCACAAAATTGATACCCGTTTGAGACTTTCCCGCTCGTTTCGGCATGGAGATTGTCAAAAGACGCAGCTTCCCGTCCAGAACATCTTGAAATCCCTGTACCATCGGTCTGAGATAGTGTTTCCGGGGAGCATAGAACCGCTTTTCCGGCTTGCGGTCGAGTTCGATGTAGGTCATGAAGGAGTCGAAATCATGAGGTGCTTCAAAGAGAAGACACCGCCGCCACTGTTCATAGAACTTCGCCCCGCCGCCACGGACTACCTGATTTGCGGAGAGTGCCAGCAGCTCCTTATTTACCTCATGTGCCGCCGAGAAATCCTCGGTTTCCCACTCTCGGCACAGAGAAAAAAGGTCGCTGTACGCCCCGTTATCTCCCGGTCGCCGGTCGATCACGGCTCGAATAGAGCTGGAGAGTTTTTCATAATTCATGTGCATTTCCTTTCCAGATAAAAAGAGGGACTACCTCTTTTGAGATAGCCCCTCGGCTGTCCTTCCGTCTTTACGGAAGTCTTATCTTGATTTTGCCATCAGCTCGGCAAATTCCCTACTGTTTTTCTTGACCGTTCTCTCAATCAACCTTCCGTTGCTGTAAAGCACCCTGAAAAGAACGGTAGCAGAAAAGATGTTTCGGGATTGGCTCGTGGCCTTTTTGATGCCGCTAAAACCTCCTACCACGGCACCGGCGCTGCCAAACATCAGACCGCCAACCGCCGCTCTACCGAGAGATACATTTTTGCCCCGGCTAATTGACTCCTGCCCCATGCCATCATCACAAGGCTCAGCGGCAACCGGAACAGGCTTTCCAACTTGCAAGGGGAAGGTGGGATATTCTTTTCGGAAATCCTCAATGAGATCACTCCATTCTTTATCCGGCAAATCCCAAACGCTTTCTGGTTTATTTCCATTCATCGCCACCAAAGTGCCCGTAAGTGTTGCGTTATCCGAGCTGACCATGATTTCAGTTCCGTCTTCCAGTTCCCTCAGATAAAACACAAACGGGAGAGAACCCTTCCCCATGCGAAACTTTGTCCGAACCTCAATGCTCTCATTCGGACACTCCTGTTTAACAGTACAAGAGTGTTCACAGACTGTCTTGATAAGCTGATAGCTTTCGCTGGTAGTCATGGGTAATGAAAACTGATAGTACGCCATTATCAACCAACCTTTCTTGACCGGTCATACCATGTAGACCGACTAATGCCGAGTTCCCGGCAGCAGTCCGCCACGGTAATAAGACCGTCTTTTTGTTTTTGAGCGAGTTTTTCAAACTGCTCGTTATCAATTTCTTTTAATTTACGACCTTCCCGCCAATCGGGGTCATGTTCTCGCTTCATGGCCTTACCCATACTGGTTCTTTCAACGATCATGTCCCGCTCGTATTCGGCAAAAGCAAGCATAACTGTGACCATGACTTTTCCCATCGGGGTATTGTCCGCAACACCCATGTTGAGAATATTGACCTTAACACCCCGTTCCACCAGATCACGAACCAACATGGCTCCTTCGGGAGCGGTACGGGCAAAGCGGTCGAGCTTACACACCACCAATTCGTCACCGGGTTTCAACTTAGAGAGGACTTCGTTGAACTTCGGCCTGTCAATCTTCGTGCCAGTGTAGGTATCCAGTAGGATATGCTCTTGGTCGATACCCTGAGCCAGTAGCTTTTCAAGTTGGTCTTCAAGCGACATACCATAGAGCCGTTGTCCTTTGGAACTGACTCGACCATATCCCCACCTCATAACTCTTTCTCCCCGTCCAAAACATACCCGTCATCACCGTCAAGAGGTTCAATGACGATTTGAGCGTCCAAAGCCTCCAACCAGCGAATGAGTGTGCCAACTTGCATGGTCATTCCGCTATTACGGGAAAGAGGACGAGCTACACTCCCTTGATTGGTATAGCCTATTTTATTGGCTAAGTCATCTTGGGTCAATCCCTGCTTCGTAGACAGCAGATAGACGATTTCTTTTACTGTCATGTCGTTCTCCTTTCCATAATAGCTTACGAGCTATTGAGTTATATAACTTTCTCTTAGTACGAGCATATATAGAGAGTTTATACACTCTAATAGCTTACAAGCTATAATCTACCTTGTGAGCCTTAAAAGCGGTGTACCATTTCTCGTATTTCTTGGTTTCCTTGTTGAGAAGGGTGAAGTTACCGTTACAGATAACATCAAGTTTACTCTTGTACTCCCCAAGAGGGAGTTCAGCTCTCTGTTTCCACAATTCTCTAAGCTGTGCGTCTTGGGCAAGCTGTTCCAGAGCTTTCTTAGACTTCAAATCAACGGCGGCTTCTCGAAGGAAGGTCGGGTTCTCGCTCTGACGCTTCACAAGAAGGTCAATAAGTTCCTGATCGGGAAGAACAGAATAGAAGCCGGTACGAGCAACGGACTCAGCCATGTCATAAAGTGCTTCCATAACCATATCAGCTTTCGGCTGTTTACTTCAACGGCAAATCTCCATAACGCCCTTGAAATTATAAACGGTAGTGTCATAGCTTTTTCCATCAGTGCAAATCAAATTGATTTGGACTGATTTATCCGAAAACCGCTCTTTGTGACGATTGTGGATATTCGCTATGGACTGCCGGGGGTCAGCGTAACCAAGAACCGAACCGATTTCATCACGGGTGAACCATGCTTCTTTCTTGCCGTAATACCCATTAACGAGGGCATCATTGATGGTACGGGTTTCAATCAGCTTTAATGTGTCATTCAACTTCAAAACCTCCTTCCGATAGACGGGTTTTTCTGGGAACTGCCACAATTTTGTAATCAAGCATTTTGAGCATTTCGTTGAACTTCTTAACGGTCATGTTGTTAGTCTTTTTGGGGTTGAGTCTGTCCCAAAGGGCAGCTTGTGTCAAATTGAGTTTAGCTGCCATTTCAGCGTTGCTTACCCCTTGTGCTTGCATGAGATTGTTTACAATTTCTTTGGAAGTCATAATTATCACCTCTGAGAAAATGATAGCATTAAAGTTTTAACTTGTCAAGATATTTCTTGAAATTGACCTTTTTATTTTTTACGGGTATTTTTCAGCTCACCCCGCCCTCGCTGCCGCTGGCATATCCCCCGCCCCCGTCACCCATTCACGCCGCCCCGATCAGGCCGAAAAAGCGCAAAAACAACCGCCCCGGAATAGCACCGGGGCGGCGTTCACTTATTTAATTTCAATATTTCAATCAGGATTTGCACCGGCAGCAAAAGCAATAAAAGAATTAAATACACGCTTTCACCGCCTTTCACCCAACACACACCCAAACAAAAGCGGGGTTATATTTGCGGCCTTTATATGGCTTTACCGTGATATTACAAAAACAATTTGCAACCCCTTGCGCCCATGTTTCATAGCGTATAAACGCTTGCACCGTATCCGGGGATACAAGATAGCAGCTTGCGCCGCCGTGCTTTTTCCTTGCGTATATCATACTTTACACCCCCGTTAAAATACCGTATCAACAACAGTTAGAATTGTTACCCACAAATCAATATACTGTGTGCTATACCCGGAATAATCGCCTTTGTCAAATTCTGTTTTGCCCGTGATAACATAACCAATTTGTTTTACACTTCCGTTTGACAAATCAGCGAACATTTCCGACTTGTTTTTAATGGCATTTTTGGAAATGTTGATATAATGCTTTTCTTCCACCCGTTCCCGGTAAATTTCAAGCGCATTTTCCACGCTATCCGCATTTATACGCATATCCGAAACAATATCGCCGTCAATGTACCATTTTTTATTGTTGTATTCTTTCATTGTTGCCGTTGTTTTAAAAATATAATTCATAATTAAACCCCCATTCTAATACATTCATCAAGCGGAATTTTATACCCATGCACCCGGAAAAATGCGCTATCTTTACCGTTTGCGGGGTAGTAGATTTTGCAACGGTGGAAACGCTGCGCCGCTTTCCCGCCATACCAACAACCCGAAACACAATAAATATAATCGTCAATGTCGTATTCAATACCTTTGATTTCAAGGCCATTCAAGCCGCTATAATAAGCAATGCTTTCCCGGCTTTCGCAATATTCCCGTTTATTCATAATTGCAAACCCCCTTTATAAAATCCCTTGCAAGGCTTTTCAGGCTTTCCCGCTGCTGTTCATAGGAAAGGCTATAATCATAGTGAATTTTTTCGGCCCGTTCTTCCACGGCTTTCACCTGTTCATATTTGGGGCGGATATTTCCGAATGGGGCATAACCTGTTACAATAGCAACCCCGCCGCCCATATCGTAAATATCAGCTGCCCACCCCTCACGGCGTACCGTGTACGCAACGGGGATTTCATAATTCAAAAGGTTTTGTAAACCGCAATAGGGAACGCAAATAATTTTATTGTAATTTGCCCGGATTGCCTTTTGTGTTGTCTTGAATTTCATTTAATACACCCCTTTCAATAATTCATGCTGTTAGCCGCACGGCGGCTGTACATAGCTTTCAAACTTTCGGCGGGGGTCATATCCGCCGCTTTCGGCTTTCCCGTTTCTACCGGCTGCATATCCCACCACGATTTCCCGCCGCCGTTCATATCATAGAATGAAAGAAAACTATTTACATGGCGCATTGTAGTAGCGGAATAGCCGCCCCACATACGAACGAACCGCCCCGCCGCCGTGATACGACAAACAAAAGTATTATAGGACTGCAAAATTTTTTCGCCGTTGTCCGTTTCAATAACTTTTGCCTTTCCGTAAAAACTTTTTGCCCGATCAGAACCGCAAACGGGTAAATCAAAAATCTTTTTCATGATGCAAGCTCCTTTCTCATTCCCGCACAAGCTGTTTTTCTAATGTGATCTCGAAATCTCCGCCCCGGCTTTCAATTTCACAAATCTTACAATCTTTGATAGCATCAAAGAGAACGGAACCGGGAACGGCAGAAAGAGAACTTCCGAAATCATTCAAATAAATGCGCCCCGCTGCTACTTCTGAAAACTGTTTAACTGTCATTGTAAAAACCCCTTTCAATTTCAAGTTTTAACTTGATGATTGGAGTATATCAAGTTTTAACTTGAATGTCAATAGGATTTCTAAAAATAATTCAAGTTTTTTCTTGATGTTTTACACCGTCCGAAAACTCAAGAGAAAATGTACTATACATTATAAAAAGCAAAAACGCCGCCCCGATCAGGCCGGAACCCCGGCAGCGCCCACGCCGCCCCGATGAACCCGCCGCCGATCAGCTGGGAAAGAAAAAGCCGCCGACCCCGTGATGAGATCGGCAGCTCTGTCATAGTCGCAGACCCTCGCCGGAAAGTCGCAAAGTCGTTCGGGCGAAAGTCGTAAAGTCGCTCGGCATAGTCGTAAGCCATAGTCGCAAAAGTCGTGAAAGTCGCTCAGTCCTCCGAGTCATAGTCACTGGACGCACCCGCCACATCTTCGAGATACTTCTTCTCCAAGTCCTCGGCGGGAACCTGATCTCCGAGCTGCTGGTTGGGAGTCAACACGACCTCCTGCTTGTCCGCATAGCCGAAATGGTTCTTCATCAGGAAGATTGCCGTGACAGGGTTGACCTTTCCGTTCTGTGCGTAATCTTCCATCTGTGCGTTCAAAAATTGATACGCTTTTTTTATAAGGTCACGGCTTGCGGGGGGTAAATAGTCGCTGTCGATACCATTAGCCCATGCCCACAATGTTTTCCTGTGTACTCCAAAAGCCAATGCCATTCCTGCCACACTCGGCTTCATATCGTCCTCAGCACAGATTTCAAGATACTGACCAATGCGCTCCTTAACCTGTGCGGGTTCCTTCATGTCAGGGGTTTCCCAATCCCACATTCTCAGCGAGTGGGTAATATACTTTCGATTTTCACCCGGTTCCATGTGAACGCTCATAGCGTCACTTTTGTCAGGCCGCTTATTGCCACCAGTACCCTTCGGTCTGCCACGGCCACGCTTTTCTACAATTTCATCTGCCATAGTCGTTTCTCCTTTCAAAGTCGCCAAGGTGATAAAGGTGAGTAATCGGGTGCATTTCCCTATAACTATTTCTATATACGCGCGTATAAGAGAGAGTTATAGGCATTTATGCCTGATTACTCACCTAACTCACCTAAAATACGAAAAACAATTTTTCAAAGCACGCCAATTTGAAAAAAGTCTTTGCAAAAACACTCACCTTTATCACCTTTGTCACCTAACTACCAGTCGGCGTTGATGACCACCTTGTTCCCATGAGCGAGTGCTTCCGTCACAATCCACTCCACGCCGTCCCAGTTGTAGACCTCTTTCTTCACGGCGTAATCGACAAGCTGCTTTGCCTGCTCGTTGTCAAGAACCATGTCCTTGCCGTACCAGTCGTTCTCCTTGGTTCGCTTCTCGTAAGGAACATAGTAGCCGAGCCTTTCCAGAAAGTCGTACCAAAGCCGACCACCGCTGTTGGTACTGGCAACATCTACCGTGGTGATGACCTCACCACAATGAGGGCAACGGACATCTCTGCGTTCCATGACCGTAATATCAAGACTCACTCTATAACACCTCCAAGGCAATTTCCAAAAGATCAATTAGATCATGAATGTGCCGAGGATTTAATTTTGTTTCTCGCTCGATTTTATCCAAGTGATAAAGAACAGTATTACGCTGCATGGGCAGGGTATTAGCTACGGCGGTAACATTCAAATTGTTTTTCACCATAGCTATCACGATTACCGCTTCCAGATTAGTCATTACCAATCTCCTTTCGCAGCTCGTCATAGAGTTCCGAAAAGCGGCGGTTCCAGTGGCGCAGTCGCCATAAGAATAGACAGCCTACAACAATCCATTCAACGGCGGCGATAATTGTCAGAATGTCACTCATGCTCTATGCTCCTTTCTCGCAAAGCGGTTAAGCAACACGCTCACGGTGAGCTGACCAATCCTGTTCACATAAGGACAGTTGAAGCGGTCAGGGTGAGGAACACTATTGCCGAGGTCGATGACCAGATCACGAGTGTTGTAGGAAATGTCCTTCGTGATAGTCGGCGTGGCGTAGATCACCACATCACGGTTCATCGTGGCTTGCAAAAGACTCTTGGTTTTGGAGTGCGCCACCGTCACAGTTGCGTTATCGAGGGTGAGGTACTTTGCCAAGTTCTGAACGGCATGACCCCGGCCTACAATGGTAATGTCCTTAGCGTAAACCAAGTCCAATGCCAGCAGGAGCGCCAAAGTTGCCTGAGACACCGATGACATTCCCTGTGAGTAGGAGTGGTCAATGTCAACCTCGGCTGCGAGCTTAATATCAGACGGGACGGTTTCTCTGTCCACCACCACGGCCTTGTACGGAGGGCAGGGGTATTGAGTGAGGTCACAGTCAATGCCTAACAGGTCAGCCTTGCGCTTGACCGCTTTCAGAAATACGCTCTCGTAGGAACCCAACAACAGCAGTCTGCCGGTAGGGTGAAAGCGGGTGGTTTCCTCGTCCAAGGTGGCAGAAAGCGTTTTGATTTGCTCCATTACATCATTCATAGTGCTTCTCCTTTCTTTCAAAGTCATGGAGGGAGATCATCTTTTCACGGGTGAGTTTGTCAACCACTCGACCGATCTCCGAGTACCCGCAGATCGCCGCCAGCCGTTCAAGGTTGCCCTTGGTCTGTGCCGTGACTACGATAGAAATACGGCGGAGGTTCTTTTTCTCAGTCTTCATCGCTTTCCTCCGTGAACACGGTTCCCTCGAACCCTTCCGCTCGACCGAGAAGTCTCCACAGACCTTCTTCCTGTTCTCCGCAACAGGGACAGGATTTTGCGGCGATTTTTCCGAGCTTCTGAGGAAAGTCCTCGTCTTCCTCGACATACAGAAGGTGTTCGCACTTACGACACATGAAGACGGTGAACATTTCGTTACCGCATACACATTTTTTACTCATGTTTATCCTCCATTCGGTCACAATCGTCAGAGATTGCACAGTCTTCACAGCCCTTATAATAGAAGCAGTCCCGGCAACTGGAAATGACAGGCATACACCGCTCAGCGTATTCTTCACAGTTGGCAACAGGGCAAGTGCCATCAACGCAGGCAACACCTACATAGTCGGGGCAGTATTCAGGCTTCATCATCGCTGTCCCCTTCCGTCAAAGCTCTTGCGAGATCGTCAATCATCTGGTGCATGACTCTATCGCCAACATCATCTTCGTTCTGACACCAGAAGGAGAATTTCAGGTGTAGCAGCTCATGCACCAGCGTCTTTTCAAAATTGAACGGCACAATGCGGTCGCCGTAACAGGCAGGATTGATGATCTCAATACGAGCGGTCTTAATTGCTTCTGACCACTCGGTACAGCCTGTGGTATTACGCACCATCATTTCTTCGGGGTGAAGGTGGGTCAATAGCTTTATCCGCCACTCCTGCAAGCAGAGTTTTCGCTTCCACTTTTCCAGCAGGGCGAGTTCTTCATTGGTGGCAATCATACTGTCACCTCCTGTTCACGAGGGAGTTTTACGGTGTTACCATCTTTCAGATCGTCAGTGCTGAGTTGATAGGACACCAACTGCATACCGTGAGCCGTGACCTCTACACCATTGAAGAACCCCGCAATAATGCCATCGGGAATATCAAGAGTAATTTTCATCACGGACGCTCCTTTACAATGCGGATTTTTCTTAGCCGCTTGCCGCACCGCTTACAGACTTCATAATTGCTCTGCCAGCGGTGAGAACCATTACGGCACTTGACCTGAATATGAACATACGGGTCTGCTGTGTGGATACCGAAGCGGCAGAGGATAGAATTGCATGAACGGTTCATTAGGACGCTCCTTTCAGTCTGAGGTTCTTGTAGACGGGGTAGCCCTGATACACAACCTTGCCGCCGTGCCACTCAGGGTGCGTTTCCATGTCGGCGTTGAACCGCTTGGCAGAACAGGCAAAGTACCCGTTGGACTTGCACCAAATCTTGTAAGCGTCAAACAGAGACTTCGAGCGAGTGTTGACCCCCTCAGCCTGTTCACAGCGTTCTTCGAGGAACTGCAAGCACAGATCGTTGTCACGCTCGTACTGGTTGACTACCTTCCGCATGGCGGGGGACATTTTCAGACCGAACCGCTTGTACTTGAAGTATCCGGCGACCAGCCAAGCGAAAATGCCCTGCATAGCTTCCTGTGTCTGGAACTCATTTTTCAGGTTCTTGTCCTGCTCCGCTTCGGTGAAGTGGCGGTTAAACTCAATGACCCGTACACGGTCGGAAGCGAACAGGGACTTATCGCTGACGGTGGGAAGATCGTTACAGGAAAGCCAAAGGGTGAACTGCGGCAGGAAGGTCGTGGCAGTCTCATAGAGGTTCCGAGCCTTGATTTCCTCGCCGCCTGTGAGCTGCTTGATCGTTTCTTCGTCCAGCTTGCCATACTGGTTGCTCTCTGCCATCGTGACGAACCGCTTGCCTTTCAGGGAAGCCAGCATGGGGTTCGCTGCTTCGGCGTTCTTCGAGCGCTCCGCCTTGCAGATGATCGACACGGGGGACACGGACGCATAGTCACCGAGAAGGTGGTGAATTGCCGAGAGCATGGTGGACTTGCCGTTGCGAGTGGTCTTGCCGTGAAGAATAAACATACATTCTTCGTTCGCCATACCCAGCATAGAGTACCCCAGCGCCTTTTGCAGATAGTCAGCCTTGTCTTCGTCATTGCAAGTAACCTCTGCAACGAACTTCTCCCAGCGGCGACACCGTGCGTCCTGCAAGGTATAGTTGAAGTTGGTCTGCATAGTCAGGAAGTCTTTCCAGTCATGTTCCCGGAACTCCATTTTTTCGAGGTCGAAAGTGCCGTTCTTGCAGTTGATAAGGTAGGGGTTTGCGTCAAACTCTGCCGAAGCGATAGGAAGCACACTGGCAGCGTCCTTCATCAGCCGGTCACGGAAGCGCCGGTCGCCCATCTTCACGATGAACTTCATGTACTCAGAACGCCGTTCTTCGTTGGCAATCTCACCGCAGTAGAGAGCCATCAGGCGGCAGAACTCCTTGATCTTCTCCGCTACCAGCAGAGAACCCGTGTCCTTGCGCCATGCACCTTCGGAGTAGGTGAACCAGTTTTTCGCTTCGGGGCAGTAGCGGGTATCATTCTTGTAGCACTCGGAGAACAACTCCGCCATGCCGGACTCGTCCCACGAATACCCCGTGCCGCTGATCGGGTGGCTATGCTCCGGCTGTGCTTCCTTAATCTGAAACATCACACGGGACTGAGCTTCGTCCATGATGTAACGACCGTTAGAGAGCTGGAAAAGAGCTTGTTCTTCGGGAGCTGTCATAACTTCATCACTCATGGATTTCACCTTTCTTGTCTTTTCTGTTTGGATTAAAGTTGGAAAGTGCGCTTTTACAAGCTCGGACACCCATCTTATAACCATCTTGTTCACTACCGCTTATACGCTTGCGATATATCCGCTCTTTATCAAGTAGGGCAGATAGCGCCATCTGCAAACTGTCATATTCGAGTTTTGTCATTATTTACACCTCCCCATAGAAGAAAGCGTTCTTCAAAGCGGTGTCCACATGACGCATAATCTCAGGCGGCAGGGTGCAGATGTACTCCCAATCATCGGACACATCTACGACACGCACCTGTTCACACTCAACCATGCTCGGCTGTAAAGAACCCCAAGTGACAGCCACATGGGTTGGCAATTCCAGCCGCTTGATTTTAGTGGTCAGGGGAACGACAATGCTGGTGGAAGAAAACTGATTGCCGACATTGTTTTGCACAACCACCCACGGACGCTTACCGGCCTGAATATGACTGTTGGCAAGCATGGGAACATCAATGACAACAACATCGCCACGCTGATAAGGTTTCATAATTACCTCCTGTATCTGGTCACGCTGTTAACAATCAACTCGACCTCGGACTGAGGGAGCGGCGGCTTGCAAGCCTGTTGATTGGCGTATAACAGCTCTTTGTAAATCTCTGCTTTGGTGTATCCTTGGTTATGGAGCTGACCCGCCAGAGAAGTCAGGCTGAGGTTCCGGCTTCCCGGTGTGATAGGCGGGTATTCAGGCTTCAAATGCAGCTTGCCGTTTTCAGGGTGGCGATAGATGGGAGAATAGATACGCTGAGGGGCGACCGTACCTAAGCTACTTTCTTTCGGTGTGTCGGGAAAATACTTCTCGATCACATAGTCAATCGCTGACTGGTTTTCAACGATCTCGGAAAAGATCAAAACCTCTCCGGTCATGATGAAGTACCGATTGCTCTTGTAAATCTCCACGGCGGCACGGTTGTTCTTGCCCTTGAAGGGTAGCTCACCACGAACGAGAATATGAACCCCTCTCCCGCTTCTGGACTTTTCCGTGTAGGACTGACAATGACCGATAATGTCAGCCGCCAGCGGGTTTAGAAGCCCATCAGTAAAGCCATCGTCAATGTCGATACCTACAACCCCTGTATCGTGAAACACATAGCCAAGACCGTCATAGTAGCCGTGCTGGACATTGTGTTCAGCGTCAATGTAATTCGACCATGTATCAGGATTAGAGGAAGAAGCCGCCTTTCTCACGGTGGCCTGCATGGGAACCTTTGACCCGTCCCACACATTGACCCATGCCTTTTCCCCTCGAAGTTCGGCGGGTATATTCAAATAGCTCATAGGCTTACCTCAGCTTTCATACGGACTCGGTAAAGACCAATCCCATCTATCACCGCCACGGTAGGCGTTGCGGAAGTGATTTCTCTTGCCATCGCCAGAGAACCACAAGTAATCCGCAGGGAGGACACGACCGACCTCAACCTGACCTTCTCTCTCTGCGTACCAGCGG